CTATGCCCGCAGCACAGTGACATTGTCATGCTCTCGGGTGAGTTTCGGGTGAAGTGCAGGCCCCACCTTTCGGGTCAACTCTGCAACCACGTCATCAATCCCGTCCCGTATCGTGCTGAGATAATCGGGGTCGAATATCGCGTAGCGGCTGGATGTTTTGCCCAGCGGCCTATGGCCGAGCGCTATTTCCAGTTCGATCAGATCAACCCGCCGGTTCGCGAGGATGGTCGCCATGCTGTGGCGGATCAGCTTCGGTCCCCAGCCGTCGGGGATGCCCAGCTTCTCGCGGGCGCCGAGCCACCCCTTCTTCACACTGGCGACACGGTACTGCTCAATCACATTGACATGCTGCTTCTCGTCAAAGCGGACGCGTTGGCCGCAGACCAGCCAATCATCGGACGCGCTAAGCCAGGAGTGCAGCAAGTCCACCACGGGCACGACGGGGCGCACCTTCTTGGTCTGGAGCCTCCCCTCAGGGTTAAGCGCAAAGCGCCGCTCATCCTGCATCCACTGCCCCCGCTCTCGCGCGACGCCCATATCGAGGATAGCATCTGGCCGCGCGAGCGTCGTGATTGCGCCAATCAGATAGCGGCGCAGCGGGATCAGGCGATCGGCATGACCGCCATAGACCCCAGCACCATTGATCGAATAATCGAGCAGCTCGGCGATGGCATCAATCGATAGACGATAGGTGCGCTGCGGCGTCACCTGATCGCGTGTCTTATGCTTCAGCGGTGGGACGTAGCGCGTCCGCCGGGCGTTGAAGGCGTGGTTGAGCGCCGCCTTCAGCTGGATGATGCTCTCTTCGACCGTCGAGGCGCTGCGAGCGCGCGCCTTGCCATCGATCCAGTTGCCCTTCCCGTCCTTCTTGCGCGCGACGATCGGTTCCGCCTTCGCCCATTGGCGGAAGCGTTCCAGGAACCGGTCATCAAGGTGGTCGGGAATGAATGGGTCAACCAATCGACCGGCGTCCGCCTCGATGTCCATGAAGCGGCTCATGAGCTTCAGCCGGGATTTGATGGCCTCTGCACTGGTCTGCTTGCTGCCATGCTCCAACCAATAATCAGTCATGGCTTCAGCGACGGTGTAGACATCCTGCTCTCGGGATGTCGGCCGATGGACGGCAAGATAATGGGCGTCGAGCGCGTCGCAGGCTATCCGAACGTCTGACGTGCCCGTGCTCTTGCGGCGCTGCCTGCCTCTTCCGGCGTCATACCAGAAGATATACCAGCTGCTTGAATTGGGTTTTCCACCGGCCCCACGGTCGAGGTCGAGCCAGAACTCGCCCCGCTGGTAGATGCCACCTTTTTCTGCCGCCATTGGGCCTGCTCCTTAAGGATGCGCGCCTTCTCTTCTGCCAAACGGCCGACAAGGCCGATCTCGGCTAGGACGTCTAGCTGGGACGGAGAGAGCGTTATCCCCCGTCCGCACTGAAGCGCGCGCGATACTTTCCGGTCGAGGTCGATCACCGACTCATTGTGGTTTCGCTCAACTGCCATCGATTCCTCCATCGGCAGGCTGATCGCAAGCGTCGTTCGTGGTTAAAGAGGTGTCCCGTTTTGACTCGATCGCCATCATGCGCGAACCTCCTTCGCGCTCGCCCGCCGGTCGCGCTTCCTGCGCGGCGGGATAGTCTTAATGGTCGCGGCATATTCCGCGAACAGGATGATCACCGAGCGGATCGACGATGCCAGTAGGTCGCCTCCGAGCAAGGTCACGGACACCTGCCCGATTAGAAGGAAGAACCAAAACAGCCGAAATGCCCGGAGGGAGGTGGCCGGCCAATCTGCAAACAGCGTCGCGCTCAGCAGTGTGATCACAACGAAGAACCACATGAACACGACCCAGAGCCACTCGTCGTGCTCCAGATAGACGGTCGCGTGACACGCGGCGAAGAACCAGAGCGCGCGGTGGATCGCATATTGCGTCTGCCGGGTGATCTGGCAGGCAAGGATGATCGGCGGGTGGAACAGCGTCTTGCCCAGCCAAGCATCGAGGCGGGAGAGAATGGTCACCGCTGGTTCCTTTCCGCGACCTTGCGCAGCGCGCCCAAGTGGTCGCTGATCTTGTAGAGAGGCCAGCCGATCCAGATCGCTCCGATCAAGGCTACGAGGGTGACACCGTCGGCGCTCATTGCTTCAGCGCCTTCCCGAGGCTTTCCAGCTTCTCGATCATGTCATCAGCGTCCCAAGCCTCGTTGAAGTCGTCGGTGCCGAACCGGCCGGAGCGATGATATTGGAAGACGCACCGAGCCTCTTCCTCGATCAGATACAGGCGCTTCATCTCGGCTTCCTGATCGTCGGCCTGGCGGCGCAAGTCATCGACAAGTTCGATCAGAGACTGAGCGATGGCGGGAATAGTCCCGGCGGCCTGCGCCTTGGCGATCTCGATGGCGGCGTCATGTTCGCGCGGGGTCAATGCGTCGGCTCCTTCCGCCTGAAGGGCAGCACATTGCCGTCCTCAACCTCCTCGATAGGAAGGCCCAGCTCGACCGCCCGCGTCGCGGCTCGCTGCCTAGCGTCCTCAATGGTCGATGCCATGTCCGGTTCGCGGCTGGAATCAACATCTCCATCCGGCTTGATGATTTCGACCAGATGCGACAACCACGGGATCTGTTCTGACCATGCTTTGATAATCCGGATCGCCCCCTCCGCCTTCCGCCATCCGGTCGGTGCCGGCTGGGGATCTGGCAGAGGCACCCACATGGTGGGGTCGACGCCATATCCTTCTTCATCGCACCATCCACCATCGCAACGCGTGGCGAGCGCCCATGGCGGCAATTTCTCGCTCCGTCCTGGTATGTACGCCAGCACCCAGCCGTCATTATCAGGCGCGTTCTGGATTGGCCTGGGAACCGCCGCCCACTGCATCGCTTCAACTGCCTCCTTTGCGACATCCATGAGGTGATCCATGGCAACGGCAAGTCGCGGCGTCGTGGCTGGGCCTTCAAATGTCATGGCAGCCTCAAGGCGTGTGGCGATATCGAGAAGGTCGGTCATCTCAGCATTTCCTTTTGGATCATGTTCGCGCGGTCGTAGATTTTGAGCAGCAGGTCTGGCGGCAGAAGCTCCTTGCACGCCTGCTTGAGCGCATCGCCGTTCGACTTCGTGGCCAGCATCGTCTGGCGGACTTTCACAATCGATGCGCGCTGCGCCATCGTCTGAATTCGATGGCCAAGATCGCGGATAGCGATCGCATCGCGGTCTCTCTTGGCCATGGTGAGAGCAGCTTCAACCTTGGCCCTTTCCTCCGCAATGCGGCGGCGTTCGTCGGCACATTCCTGAAAGGACAGGTCGTCCGCGTCGTCGGCATGATCGCGTCCGCTTTCGTCCTCCAGCCTCCATTTGGTGACCCTTTCCCAATCCACATCATTGGCTGGGGCGACGCGGCACCTTCCGCGCACGCCATCCTCTTCGATCTGAACCAAGGTCTTGGGATTGGTGATCACGATCGGAATTTGCGGCAGGCCGAAATGCTTGGTCCACGGCCGGGGGTTGCGGGCCTTAGACATCGCCATCCTCCAGAAGGCAGGGGTAATCGGGGCGGCCGGTCTGGCAGGACAGGCAGTCGCAGGGCGGCATTGAACGAATTCCGTTCGATACTTTTGGGACTGCGTACGAAATTCGTACGCAGTCGACCGCCCGAGTTTCCGGGCCGTTCAGCGCCATCGCGATCCTGCCCAACCGGAGGCCGTGGCGAGGATCCGGCTGGCCGATCGTCCGCGAGCCGTCGGGATGGTGATAGACGGGGATTTCAATGATCATCGGCCACCTCCGGCTCTTCCTCGTAGGCCATCAGCAGCACCTGGCGCAGTTGCGCGGCGCGCTCATCGCCTCCCGACTTGGTCTCGTTCAGGAAGCTGGCCCACTCGCGCTGGTTGCGCCGCAGGAGCGCCCGGAACATGCGGTCAGGGTCGAAACCGTCGGGCGGGCTGATCGCGAGCTTGGTCAGCGCCGTGAACATGCTGGCGCCGGCATTCAGCACCTCGTCCGGCCACGCCTCCTGCATCGTGCGCAGAGCGTCGGCGCAGACATTGGCGCCATGCTTGCGCAGCACCTTGGCAATCGCGCTGGTAAAGGCGACCTCGCCCGGCACCCAGCTTTGCGAGCCGGTCTTGCGCGAGACGGTGAACCCCGCTTCAGTGATCAGGCGGGTGATCTCGATCGCCTCACTGTCGCCGCTGGCGATGGCGGCATGGAAGTCGTCCAGCCGGTTCATCGGCTTGCGCGCCCGGTTCATGGCGACGAACATGGCCGCCTCATCCGCGACGCTGCCATAGATGCCGACGACGCAGGGCAGGAACGGGATATCCCCGCGCAGGAGCGCCGCCGCTAGCCGGTGCTGGCCGTCGATGACCCATAGCGAGCCGTCGTCACGCTTCGACACCACCAGCGGCAGGCACATGCGCCAGTCCCAGCCGTTCGCGATCTTGCGGATCAGCGCCTGGCTGGCGCCGTTCTCGGTGGAGCGCTGGTAGCTGTCATCAAGGTGCAGTTCGGACGGGTTCCGGTTCTCGACTGATGGCGGGTTGCCCTTGGCGGCGGGCCACTTTTTCGGGACAGCAGCCGGACGGGTGGAACTGGCGGATTTCTGCGGCTTGGTAGCGGTTTTGACAGCCGGAGGCGGCGGGGTCGGCTGGACATAATCCTTCACCACGGCGACCGGATGCATCGGTGCTGCTGATGCCCGGATCCTGGCGCTGATGTCGTCGCTGTCATCGAACCGGTCGGCAAATGTAACGATCGCGCGTCCGCGGCCCTGCCGGTTGATCTGGATGCGGCGCGCGTCTGACAGGTCGGCGAGGATTTCCAACACGCGCTTCTCGCTGGGCAGGTCGGCCTGCACCTTGATCTGCAGGTCCGTCGGACCGGCGACCGTGCCTTTCGACTTCTCGGCATGTCGGAGGTAGGTCATGACCCGCTCATGCTCTGGGGAGTAAGCGCGGCCCTTCACGACTGATCACCTTTGGAGCCGGGCGACCGGGGGGGACGGAAATCGCCCGGCTCCACCAACCGCCGGGGGACAGCGGCTGGATCTATGGTTGCGGGATCGACCTTGGCCCGCAAAACCTCCTGAAAAACGATCATGACCTGGCCGGGGCTGGCCAGCGCCTGCGCTTCGGCCTCTGTCGCGGCTTCATCCAGCGTCTGATAGCGCGCCCGGGGCAGCGTCACGCCCGGGCGGACGGTGCGGCCCTTACGCGCCACCATGAAGGTGAAGCTGCTGGGCACGGTGAGGCGGACGCCGGTCATTCCGCGTCCGCCTTGGCAAGCGAGCTATCCAGCAACAATACGGCGTCGCGAAGGAGCCGGACGAAGACGCTATGGTCGGCCGGATCACAACCCTCGGGGAGAGTGTCAATCACATCCATGTAATAAGCCGCGCGGACCATCGCCCACGCACTGCGAGCGCCGTCTGCTAGATTTTGCATCGCTGCTGTCATCCGCTCGATCGTGCGGATATCCTCCGGCGACCGGGTCGAATGCGGCGTATGCCCTGCGACTTCGCAGAAGTGCTTAAGTGCCCGGTCGGCAGCGAATGCAGCATCCATCTTCTGCTTGGTCGTGGCGCCGACGCGAGCACAGGTGATATTGTGCTCGGCCAGCGCGCTGAGATAGGCTTCGTAGGCCTTGATCTCTTCGGCGGTGTAATCCGCCTTGGTATCGGTAGAAGTCATGGGACCATGCTCCTTCAAGCGGCGATCGGCCGGGGAGGATTGGGGAAAAGGCGGCGGACCTTGGCGATGTCGGGCTTGGGTTCCGGCTCCGGCGCGCTGTCGGGATCGTTGTCCGGATCATCACCGCCCCAGATGCCCAGCCATTCAGCGCAGCAGCGCGTGGCATGCGTCGTCGGCTGGAGCGTCACCGGACCTTCGTTGATGATGTAGATCATCGGCGCGAAGTTCTCGCAGGCGCCCACGTCCTCGTAGCTTTCGTCACGGGCGGCCATGGTCATGTCGGTGATGGCACCGGCCCGCCAATAGATGCAGGTCGAGCAATTGCGGACGTCGGTCATATCGAAATCCTTGGCTGGAACTCGCCGCAGCGATGGTCTTGATGAATGGCGGGGAAATCGAAGGATCCGCCATCATCGGTAGTGTCCTGCGTCCAGCGCGGCGGGTATCGCCGGCACAGGCCGACGTCGTCGTTGCGCTCGGCATGACCAGGGGACATGCTGCTGGGGTTCACTCCGCCTTCAAGGAAGTGGACGCAGCGGAGGCAGGTGCTCATAGCCGGCCCCCCATTGCTTCGAGGCTGACGATGGCCGACCAGATCGCTTCGTTGATCGTGTCGTCCCCCATGAGGCGTTCCGCCATGTCCGGCACCACGGCGCCGAGCGCTGCGGCTTCGAGCCAAGGGCTTTGCGCCCTCAGATACATCGCGTAACGCAGCTTCTTCGCCACCGCCGCCGGATCGTCGCTGATGCCGATCGACAACAAGTTCTCATCGGCGCGCGACTGTTCGCTGCCGGGGAGATCGCCACGCGTTTCCCAGGCAGCGGAAGAAAAGCGGTCCCAGGCAGCGATAAACGCTTCGCCCTGTTCCGTGATCTGTTCGGCCATGGCTCAGACCTCCCCAAACACGCGGCGGAGGTCCGCCAGCATCTGGTCGTGGTCGATGTCGATATCCCGGGATTGCAGGAATTCGACCTTGCCGATGAGATCGGCCGGCGTGGCGGCGGCGAAGTCGTAGACGGCCTTGAAGGCGGCATGCGATGCGTCTTGGAGCCGCTTCTCTTCTCGAGCGATCTCAGACGGGATCAGTTGTGCCGGGTAGACCTTGAGCTGCTCGAACTCAGCCTTGACCCGATCTTGTTCGTCCATGCGCTTGTTGATCAGGCTGACCATCTCGCGGCAGCAGGAGACATAATCGCTCAGATCCGTGAGTTGAGCGCCCCCAATGGCGCGCCCGATGTCGAGCCTGTTGGCCGTTGTCATATGTGCGAGCTTGCCATCGGCCGTCTCGTAGGCCAGCGACGTCGTGTAGTGAGGGACCGCGTCCAGTCTGCGCTGCAGCTCCTCGTCTACTTGGCGAGCCGTCGCCTTGGCGGCCTCCCATGCCGGCTCATAGGTTGCCTCGTAATAGGCGTCATGAGCAGCGCTGGCGGCATCCATGCGGGCGATAGCATCCTGCCATTGCGGGCTTACCGCCATCGGGAGGCATGCGAATGTGGGCGCTGCGCAGGCGACGGCCGGAGCGGCAAGTGCGGGCGCGGCGATCGCCGCAGCAAGGATTTCACGGCGGGTGGCCATGTCACTTCTCCTTCGGGAAGCGGGTGAAAGCTATGAATATCTGGAAGCGGAGCCATTCGAGCTGGAGCCGCCAGCCGTCGCCGCAACCGCCGTTGAGGGATTCAGCGCCCCACGTGCCCCAGTCATACCAAGGCTCGATCGCGGCGATGATTTGGCGGAGGCGGATCACGGCCGGATGCTCCCCGACGGGGCATAGATGCCGATGACCGGCCCCAGCACCTTCTCCGCCATGGCGTATTCGTCCGGATACCAGCCGTCATGCCAATGAGCCGGACCAGCGTAGGAGCGGAATGACCAGTGCTCCCGGTCGGCCGTCTGATGCCGGTGCGCCTGAACTAGCCGCGTCCGCCGCGGCGAGATAATGCGATGGCCCGGCGCAATCGGATTGCCGCCATATTCCACCACATAAAGCTTACCGTGCTCCGGAATCCGCTTGGTGCTATTCTCGAAAACAGCCACTTCGCCCTGGCGAAACAGCGGCATCGCGCTCTTGTCCCCTACGGCGTGGACTGACGCCCAAGTCGGGACATAGGAGAAGACCTCCAACTGGATCGGCTGGTCAGCCGGGTCGATGACGGCCAGCGCGTTCACGACCGCACCGCCATCATATGGCCGTAGACGCTGCCGGCGCGCTGCAGCTCGGCAAGGATCAGGTCGCGGCCTTCGGCAAGCGCCTTGAAGTGCGCCACTAGGGCGTCGGCCCGCTTCTTACGCATATCCAGCTGCCAGTCGCAGGGGTAACCGATTTCGAGGCTGGGCCCGTTGTCCGACCGGACGCGCTGAACGGTCAGCCCGATGTCGCGCGCCTCATCCAGCCAGGCGCGGCCATAATGCTCAATGCGGTGGGCGCCGATCCATTCGAGACGGGCGATCGCATCGTCGTGCGTCCGGCCCGACGTCAGATCGGGCAACCCGTTAAAGGCGGGATCGCTATGGTCGATGCGATGGGTGCCGAGCTTCCGCTCCGGCGGGCAAAAGGGTTCGCTGCGCGAAGCGTCATCGCTCCGCGCCTGGGCGGCGTCGGCCATGGGGAATGCTCCTGTCTAAAGGACAGGGTTATCCGTGCGGACGCCCTGCCTGCATCGGCGTCTTCGGCCCGGAGGCGTTCAACCGACGAGGCATTGATTAACCAGATTTCTGGTTAACGCAACAAGTATTTTTGTTGATGCTGGTCAGACGCGACGGGCGAACCAGACCACCCGGCCTAAGATGCTGATTTCCTCAGCCAATCTTTCTGAGGTTGAAAATATCTCATTCCGACTGATGACCCGGACCTTCTGAGGTTCTGATCCGGGTATCTTCTCCAAATATTTGACGACGTAGCCATCGCCGTCCCAGAGGCAAAAAGCACCAGGCTGGGCGAGTGTTCGCTTGCGTTTGTCTACAAGTAGCTGATCGCCAGACTGGAAATCCGGGTCCATTGAGTTTCCCTCAATCTGGATCGCTACCAAGTCGGCTGGCGTGGCGCGAAGTTCATATTCCACCAGATCTCTCGAGAAGGAGACCTGAGGAACATCGCCTTCGCCGGTCCCGCCGCCGCCTGCGCCTGCGTAGGTCGGCAGACATTCAACCAAGACGGATCGCTGCCCGATTTCCTCGAAAGATTCGAACTCTTTTGCGGCCAGCGCGCCATTGCCCAAAGCGCTCGCAACATACTGCGCCCAACTGGGCGCGCGCTTTGCTTTGCCCTGCTCGAAAGCGGATATGGTCTGCTGCGAAAGCGAGATCGAACGCCCTTCGCGCATGGCTATAGCCCGTGCCGCTTCGGCGAGCTCTTTCGTGGACCATCCCAGCTTAATCCGCTCCTCGCGGAAAAAGTTGGCCATGTTTTGCACGTAATCGGTTTCAGTCTGACGCATAAAATTGTCATAGCCCCGCTTTCACAGGTGCGGTATCACAATATTCTTGTTGAAAGCTGGTAAAGTCTGGTTAATATCGGCTCACGATGTCCCCTTATGAAGCATTTCAGGCCGCGATCGTGGCCGCGAACGGTCAAACCGCCTTTGGGCGGATCATTGGCGTGTCTCAACAGCGTGTCTGGAACTGGTTGCAGGCGGGCAAGCATCTGCCCGCCGACTACGTTCTTGCGGCCGAGGCGGGGACCGGTATCAGCCGCCATCTTCTGCGACCTGATATTTATCCCATTCCCGCCGAGGCGGAGTGACCGCCATGACGGGGGAAGACTTTCCCGAACCGCTCACGCCCGCCGATTGCGATCTGCGGGACTTCCCGCGGTTCATGATCAACATCACGAAACTGTTCGGCTCATCGTTCAATGCCAAGGCGTCGCGCACTCCGCTCGCCTGGATGTTGGGCAGCAAGCTCTGGTTTCGGAGCTGGCATCAGGTGCCGGCTGGCTCGCTGCCAGATGACGATGACGAGCTTTGCTATCTCGCCGAATTGGGCTTTGACCGTGTCACGTGGGACAGCGCGCGCGAGTTGACGATGCATGGCTGGATCAAGTGCAACGATGGTCGCCTGTATCATCCTGTCGTTGCTGAGGAAGCCTTGGAGGCATGGGGCCGTAAGCTGAAAAAACGGCATCTGACCTACTGCGCAGCGATCAGAAAGCACAATGAACGCCACCCGGACGACAAACGCGAAGCGCCAGATTTCGAGGAATGGCAAGCGCTTAACCGGCCCGACAAGGTCACGCAAATGTCACGCGTGACAGGCGGTAGCAAGTCACGCTCCAGTCACGCAAAAAACGGCTCCAAGGGACAGGGACAGGGACAGGGACAGGGACAGGGACAGGGACAGGGACATTCTATAAATACCCTGAAGGGTGACGCCGCGACGCGCGGCACCCGCCTCGCTGACGATTTTGTGATGCCGGACGACTGGAAGGGCTATGCGGCGAGCAAGGGCTACTCCCGGCCCGTGATCGAGCGGGAGGCGGAGAAGTTCACGCTCCACTGGCAGACCAAGACCGGCAAGGACGCGACGAAGATCGACTGGCGCAAGGCCTGGCAAAAATGGGTGCTGGGCATCCCGCCTGAGCGCGGGGCCGGCCATCAGCAGAATTTGGGAGGGTCGGGATTCACCCCGATTTCCGGCCCGTGCTGACCATCGACCAGAAGCTGGCCGAGTTCGGCATTCGTGTCCGGTCGACCGATCCCGGCAACCGGAAAACCACATGCCCGCAGTGCTCGCCCAGCCGAAAAAACAAGCGCGATCCGTGCCTGTCGGTGAGTTTCAGCCACGGCGGTTTCGTATTTTTTTGCCACAATTGCTCATGGAAGGGCGGCTTCGACAATGATCGCGACACAGCACGCGAATTGGATCGCCGGGCGAAAGCTCAGTCTCGAACTGGCGGTCGAAAAGGGTCTCTTCACGAAGAGCGGAAAAGGCGCGAACTGGCTGGCGATCCCCTACGTCGAGCATGGCCAGGTGGTGAACCACAAGTATCGGCTGACCGGCGAGAAGCGGCACATGATGGACCCGGGCGCGCCCCTCGCGCTGTGGAACCACGACGCCTTGCTGGACGAGCGGGTGACCTCCCCGGACCATCCGGCGATCATCACGGAGGGGGAGTGGGACGCGCTGGCAGCGATCCAGTCGGGGTTCCCGTTCGCCGTCTCCGTCCCCAACGGCGCCCCGAAGGAAGAGACGGCGCTGGCGGATGACGGCGGCGATGCCGAGCGCTATCGGTTCATCTGGCGCGCGCAAGCCGTGCTGGACCGTGTTGCTCGCTTCATTCTGGCGGTGGACAACGATCCCCCCGGCATCGCCCTTGCGGCCGATCTTGCCCGTCGGCTGGGGCCTGAGCGCTGCATGTTCGTGCGGTATCCCGAAGGCTGCAAGGATTTGGGCGAGGTGCTGGACCGCCAAGGAGAGGTTGGCGTCGCGAACGTGCTGCGAGCGGCTAAGCCATATCCGGTCAAGGGAATCTATCGGTTCTCCGACTTCCCCGATCGTCCGCCGCTTACGGGGCGCTCGTTGGGATTGCCAGCCCGCGACGACTGCATCCGGTTCGTGCCGGAGACCCTGACGATCTGGACCGGATTTGCGGGCGGCGGCAAGACCTCGCTGCTGGTCTTTATCCTGGCGAACCTGATCAGGCAGGGTGTCACCGTGACGGTGGGCAGCTTCGAGACCATTCCCCGGCCTGTGCTGCACACCAAGATGATCGAGGCGCTTTGCCGCAGCACCATGGTCAACATCAAGCCGAAGGACCGGCAGTGGGCGGAAGAATTGCTGGAGAAGCATTTCTTCATCCTCGCCCAGACCATCGGTGATGAAGACGACGAACTGACCTTGGAGGAGATCCTTGAACGAGCGCGGGTGACGATCGTCAGGGACGGCTCCAGTCTCCTGTTGCTCGACCCGTGGAATGAGCTGGAGCACAAGCGCCGGCCGGACGAAGGCGAACATGATTACACCGGCCGCGCCATCCGCATGCTCAAGTCTTTCGCGCGCAATTACGGCGCTGCCGTCTGGGTTGTCGCGCATCCCAAAAAGCCGGGTGAATGGGCCGCAAAAGCGTCAGCGCCTGGCCTCTACGAGGTCAGCGGCTCAGCGCATTGGGCGAACAAGGCGGACTATGGGGTCGTCATCCATCGGCCCGACAAGAAGAAGCCCATCACCGAGATGTCGGTGACGAAAGTGCGCATGGGGCTTCCCGGATACGAGTGGTCCATTAAGCTCGAATGGCGGTGGTTTACCGCGGAATATGCTGATGGAGGGAATGACGATGTTGAATGAAGAAACGATGGCGTCCGTGGTTGATCGCTCGATTGAGATCTATCGTGCCCTGGGCAGTGCTGAAGCGATTACGGTTCCGGCAATTGTCACCGCAGCAGAGGTGGTCGATCGGGAAACTGGCCTCAGTTTCGCAATCCAGCAGATAGGCTGGACGCTTGAAGCAACTGGCGGCCCGAACCTCGTCGCAGAGGTCATTTATCAGGTCGAAGATCGGCTTGACGATGTGAATGCAGCCGTCTTCCTGAACCGTCGGTGGGATGGATATCCGAGGCCATGAACCATCGCCGCCCAACGCCCGCCGAAGTCGTCGCCTCACTGAGCGCGGTGAAGCTGCTGATCAAGGGAATGAACGGCGCCATGCCGACGCTGGCGGCCGAGATGCGACGCGAGGCCGTCGAGCGCATCGATGACGTGATTGACGATATTGGGAGGTTGAGGCGGTGAGTGCGATGACAAGGGCAGAACGGGTCGCGAAGGCTCGAGCCGATTTGGCGGCGGCCTATGCCGCAGACCCGGCTGGCGTCGAGCGGTTCAATGCTCGCATGGCCCGGCTGGCGTCAGCGCGTAAGCGCGAACAGCAGCGGATCGAGCATCTGGTGCTCGGGCATCCTCGTCCGGTCGAGCGGGTCACTGAGGGCAAGCGCACCGGACGGCGCAAGCCAAAGATGGTGGACCGGCCCATGCGTCTGGAGCCCGGCATTGAAGAGGCCGTGCAGATCCGGGAGGCGTGGAACCACAAGGCCTATGGGACGCCCGAGACATGGGAGCGCTCGACCAGCACGCATGACGGCGCGCTCATCCAGTTGCATCGCAATGGCACGATCGACAAAGACCAGCTCGAATGGGCGGCCCAGATCGCGAACGTCTATCGCAGTCTCGAAGCGGACGTCGGCATCAAGGTCGCCAGCCTTGAGGCGCGCGTCGACCAGTCTCGGGGCGGTGGACGCGCGGCGGAAGGCGTGCTGCGCGTGCGGATGCATCTGGCCTATAGCTACTGGCGCGACATGCTGCCCATGCCCAAGCAGTTGGTGCTGGATATGATCGTGGGCGACGCGATCGGCTATTCGGTCGCGGCTGGCCGCTATCGGGTCCATAAACGCAAGGCCAAGCGCTTCCTGATCGAAGCGCTGAACCGATGGCCGTTATGCGTGGCGCGCGCCTTCTCGGTTGTCGACAGGAGCGTAGTCGACGCCCTTAACGAGGGCCGCGTGGTAGAGCCGGTCTGGCTTGGCCTCGATCTATCCACGCGCGAGGACCGCGCACTGTTGGCCGTCCACCGGCCAGGGCATGAGCCAGTCTATGAGCATGTGCGGCCGATCGATCCCGAGTTCTTGGACGAACGCGGCATCCTCAAGGGCTGGGCGGAAATTGCGACCATCATTCGAGCCCGCTTCGGCTATGGCGAGGAAGACGAGGCGGCTTGACGATTTCCGCTTGCAAGTGGCCCCGAAATCGGCCAAAAAAGCCCTAGGACCATTGCGTCCAGTGAAGGCCCGGCAGCAATGCGCGGGCCTTTTTCATTGGTTTTGCGTTCCCGCTCTGACTGGTTTCTCCCCGTGTCGACGCGGTTCCGGTCATCGGGCTTGGTGCCCTCCGTCAAAGCGGCGCTTAACGCTCGACACACTGAGCGGCATGCGATCAGGCAGCAGTCCGTGCAAGGCGGACAGGGTACACCAGATTGAAGGATGCAGGGAAATCCAGGCGGTTCTATTTGCCGTCCGTCCCGTCGATCAGGGCGGCCCGCCGGCGAAAGAAGTCGGCGCGGCGCCGATGCGTTGCGATCAGAAGGAAATCGTCGCCTCGCCGCTCCGCTACATCGGCTGCCACCTCTTCATCCGCTGCGAGTTGAAGCAGGCGGGCATGTTCATCGGCTCGGATGGTCATGCGAACCGATTATCGCGTGTGCTGTCGTTCGTCGAGGTGCTTGCAATGCCCAGCCGCCCACCTAGCCTGAACCAAAAGCCCCGCGCCAAGGCGTGGGCCAGCCCTATTTTGATGGGCAATCGAGTTTACCGCGCAGCTTCGCATCATTGGATGGTAGTTCGTCGGTTATGCCACATCCGGTGGCCAGCTTCACCGCAGCGCGCTGGTCATCTCTCTCATTGACATCGTATGCGACGAAGAAGGCCTTATTGGCCACCAACACCGCACGGCCCTGCGTGACGACCCGATACTTCTTGCTGTTGACCTCCACGATCTTGGACGTTTTGTCGGGAGCAGCTGACGCTGTTCCTGCCGCACACAAAGCCACCAGCGCAACCGCCGCAGTTCGAATCTCTTTCCTCATGATCAAAGGATGTCATCGTGTTGATCGTCTGTCGATCCCAAGATTGTGTGACCGGCAATGTTGGGTTCCGTTGATGGGAAAGCTCAAAGCCATCGGCAGCCACCTGTCGTTCTTGAAGCCAACCGTTGGGTTCCTCCAGCAGGCACCAAAGGGCGAGACTGCAACCCGCCTAGCCTACGCACCATGGCGCAGTTGGTACGGCACCGAGCGCTGGCGCAAGCTGCGGCTTCGTATCTTCCAGCGGGACGGCTTCACATGCCAATGGCCTGGCTGCGGCAGGGTCGAGGGCAACACATCCATGCTGGTGGCTGACCACAGGCGCAGGCACAATGGCGATGCCAACCTGTTCTGGGACGAGGGCAACCTCCAGACCCTTTGCAAGCCCTGCCATGACGGGCCGAAGCAGCGCGCCGAGCAGGATGCCGCAGGGCACTGACGGAACAATAAAACCACCCCCGGTCTAAAAGTTTCAAAGCCCCTTCCGCTCCAGACCGGTGCTGCTCCCACGCAGAGATTTTTTCCTACTGGAGCAAGCGGGGCGCGAACTTTCGCCGGAGGATGAACGTCGATGGCGACCCGCAAAACTACTAGCGACTGGCAACGCATCGAACTCGAATACTTGGCCGGTGAAGATTCGATCAGAGAAATAGCTGATCGGCATGAGATTTCAGACACAGCTATTCGTAAGCGGGCAAAGGCCGAGGGATGGAAACGACAGGTTCGCACTGCGAACCGGCGCGAACCTGACCGGTCCCCGCCCCCTCCACCCCCCTCTGACCCTGAGCGGCCCCTCGCCTTGGGCGAGATCGCTGACAACGGCCGGTCGCTGGTGGCGCGAATGCTGGACGAGCTGGACACCGTCACTAGCCGGCGCGGCGAGCTGGAAGACCTGATCATCGAAGCCACCGATGGCGACGAGGATGACGCGAAGCGCGATTCGCTGATGCGGGCGGTCAGCCTGCCGGGTCGCGCCAACACGCTGAAGACGTTGGCGCTCGCGCTCAAGACGATCAGCGAGGCGTCGGCACCGCAAGGCAAGAAGGCCGCACAGCAGGAGAAAGCCGACGGGATCGGCAGCAGATTCCGCCCGCTCGGTCCGCCGTCGCTCAAGGCTGTGAAGTAGGATCGTGATTACCTGGTCGACGGCGTGCCCGGACTGGAAGCGCCGTATTCGAGATCGTCGGTCGCTGATCCCTTTCAGCCCGCTGTTCCCTGCCTCTGCCGAGGCGAAGATGGCGGTTTTCACGTCGCTCAAGATTGTCGACCTTCCCGGCCAGCCCACGATCGGCGAGGCCTGCGCCGAATGGATCCTTGATTTCGCCGCGGCGATCTTCGGTGCTTACGACCCGGAGACCGGCGACCAGCTGATCAAGAACGCCATGCTGCTGGTGTCGAAGAAGAACACGAAGTCGACCATTGCGGCCGGCATCATGCTCACTGAGCTGATATGCGGCTGGCGCGAGCATGATGAAAACCTGATCCTGGCGCCGACGATCGAAGTCGCCGCGAACAGCTTCGGACCTGCCGCCGCCATGGTCCGCGCCGACGAGGAGTTGAACGACCTCCTGCATGTGCAGGACCATATCCGGCTCATCACGAACCGGGCAACCAAGGCGAAGCTGAAGGTGGTGGCCGCAGACGCCCGCACGGTCGCGGGCAAGAAGGCCAGCCGGGTGCTGGTGGATGAGCTGTGGTTGTTCGGGGAGATGAATAATGCCGACGCGATGCTCGGCGAAGCCACCGGCGGCCAGATATCGCGTGCCGAGGGCTATAACCTGTTCCTCACAACGCAGTCGGATAAGCCGCCTGCCGGCGTCTTCAAGGAAAAGCTGGCCTACGCGCGCGACGTCCGCGACGGCGTGATCGAGGATCGGGAGTTTCTGCCGGTCCTGTATGAGTTCCCGGAAGAGATGCTTGCCGATGACGAGCATCTGGACCCGGCCAACTTCTATATTACCAACCCCAATATGGGGCTGTCCGTCAGCCAGAAGTGGCTAGACACCGAGTTTCGCAAGGTCGCCAACGCGGAGGATGGCACCAAGCAGATCTTCTTCGCCAAGCATCTCAACGTCGAGATCGGCGTCGGCCTGCGATATGATGCCTGGGTCGGCGCACTCTATTGGGAGAAGGCGGTAGCACCGCCCGAACTATGGGACGGGACGTTCGCGCATTTCCTTGAGGTGGTCGAGGTCGCCGTCGCCGGCATAGACGGCGGCGGACTGGACGATCTTCTCGGCTTGGCCATTCTCGGCCGGCACAAGGTGACCAAGCAGTGGCTGCTTTACTGCCAAGCATGGGCGCAGCTGGATGTGTTCGAGCGGCGGAAGGATATCGCCAGCCGGCTGGCAGATTTCATGAAGGAGCGGACCCTCTTCAAGTGCGAGAGCCCGACCCAAGATCTGGTGGAGATCGCCGATCTGCTGGAGCGAGTTAAGGACAAGGGGCTTTTCCCCGATCAGGCGGCCATCGGCCTTGATCCCCAGGGCGTCACTACGTTGGTCGATGAGCTATCCAGCCGCGGCTTCACGGGCGAGCAGATGCTGGCCGTCCCACAGGGCTTCCGCCTTTCCGGGGCGATCTGGGGCACGGAGCGAAAGCTGAAGGACGGGACGCTGGTTCACGGCGGGCAAGAACTGATGGCCTGGTGCGTGGGCAATGCCAAAGTCGAGCAGCGCGCCAACGCGGTGCTGATAACCAAACAGGTCGCGGGCAAGGCGAAGATCGACCCGCTCGTGGCCAGCTTCAATGCCGTGATGCTCATGAGCCGCAACCCCTCCGTGAAGGGGCCGTCCATCTATGAGCGCCGTGGGCTTATTCGGGTTTAGGGAGGCAGAATGTCTGGAGTGTCTCCCGATGATTATCGGCGCATGGCTGGCGGGCGCCGCTCTGTGTCGGCGGCGCGCATGCCAAACATGGGGCCGCAGATATCTGGACCCATCATGGCATATGACAGCTACGGCCTCAGTAACGCCGGCCTGCTCGACATGATGCGCGACGGCCGCCGTAGTGTGGCCGGTATCGCCGTGAGCGATCGTGCAGCCCTTCGAAACAGCACCTTTTACCGGGCTTTGGCGCTTATTTCCGGATCGATGAGCATGTTGCCGCTTCATCTCATGCGGCGCTTGCCCGATGGAACGACCGAAAAGGCCAAGGATCTTCCACTCTTCAACGTCCTGCACCGCCGCGCCAACAGCTTTCAGACTGCCGGCCAGTTCAAGAGCTACATGCAGACGGCGGCGCTGCTGGATGGCAACGCCTATGCACTCAAGGTTCGGTCGCGCGGCGCGATCCGCGAATTGATCCCGCTCCCCCGCCGCAGCGTCACGCCGAAACTGTCGCCCACCTTTAACCTGACCTTCGAATATCAGCCCGAGCGCGGCGAGCGGACCGTCCTCCAGCAGGATGATGTGTTCCACTTCCGTTCGCCGATCACGCTCGACGGCATCAAAGGCACTGGCTTGCTCGACGTCTGTGCCGACACGCTTGGCATTTCGGCTCGCGCGCAGGAGGCGGTAGGGCGGCTGCTTTCTAAAGGCACCATGGTTCGCGGAGCGCTCGAAACCGACCAAACACTGGGCGATGTCGCCATTAAGAATTTGAAACAGAGCCTGCTCGAAGAATATGCTGGCAGCGGCGCTGAACACGATTTCCTGATCCTGGAAGAGGGCATGAAGGCCAAGACCCTGGGGTCCAATGCCAAAGATGCGCAGTTGCGCGAGCTCATCCAGGCAGAACGGGAGGAAATTGCCCGGTTCACCGGCGTGCCACGTCCACTCCTCATGTTCGATGAGACGAGTTGGGGCAGCGGGATTGAGCAGCTGGGCCTGTATTTCGTGACCTACTGCCTAATGGCGTGGTTCATCATCTGGGAAGAGGCGGTGTGGATGTGCTGCCTCACGCCGCTCGAACAGGAAACCATCTACGCCAAGTTCAACGAGCGCGCTCTTCTGCGCGGCTCGATGAAGGATCAGGCTGAATTCCTGTCGCGCGCCATGGGGTCGGGCGGCGGCATGCCATGGCTCACGCAGGACGAGGCGCGCGAGACGTTCGATATGAACCCCGGTGGGCCTAACCTTCCCCGCTCCGGCACATCTGCCGCCCAGATCGCAGAAGAGGAACAAGCCGATGCGGCATAATGCCCTGATTGCCGTCCGCGCATCCCGCCCGCCCGAGATAGCTGATATTGCGGGTGGCGCGGGCTGGTCATTTGAAAGAGACATTAATCTCGAGGCAAAAGCGCTCGCCTCTGATTTCAAGAAGTTCGAGGTCAAGGCGGTCGCAGATGGCAGGTCGACCATCTCCATCTTCGATTATATCGGCGACGATGGCGAAGGGGGCGGCGTCACGGCCAAGCGCGTGGGTGCCGCCCTCCGTACGCTCCAGGGCAAGCCCATCACGGTCGAGATGAATTCGCCCGGCGGCAATTATTTCGAGGGTGTTGCTATCTACAACCTGCTGCGCCGCCATGACGCTGCGGTCGACGTAGAGATCCTTGGCATTGCCGCCTCTGCTGCCTCGGTCATCGCTATGGCCGGTGACACCATTGCCATTGCGGCCAACGCGGAGATCATGATCCACGAGGCGCGCGGCCTCTTCCTTGGCACCAAGTCGGACATGCGCGAGGCGATCGAAACGCTCACGCATATCGATGCCGCCATGTGCGAGACCTATGCCGCGCGTTCCGGACGTCCGGCGGAAGATTTCGCCGCAATGATCTCTGGCAAGGACCAGTACTTCACCGGCCAGGCGGCGATCGACGCTGGCCTGGCTGACTTGCTTATGGATCGCGAAGCGCAGATGCCCGTGTATGTGGCGTCAGCATCCTTCCCGACCGACAAGGAAACTCTCGACCAGTTTCTCGCGAAACAGAACATGCCGCGCGCCGAGCGTCGTGAACTGTTTCGCGCGATGAGGACCGGCAAGCCTAGCGCTGCCGATTCCACCAACGCCACGCACGACGCTGGCAACGAAGCCGAGCCCTGGTTCGCCGGGCTTACCGCCCTCTCCGTCTGAAGGAAACAGACATGAACATGATGACCAACCTGCGCGCTTCCGCCGCGATGGGTCGGGGCCTCGTTGCCGTGCGCGCCGAAGCCCAGCCCAAGAAGATCGCCTCGATCGATGATCTGAATGTCGCATTCGAGGCATTCAAGACCAAGCACACCGAGCAGCTGGAAGAAATCAAGGCCGGGAAGACCGATGTCCTAACCACGGAATCGCTCGAAAAGATCAATGCCACGCTGACCGAGCTCCAGACTGCGGTGGACGAGCAAGCCAAGATCAACGCGGCTGCCAAGCTGGGTGATGGCGCCATCATTGGCGATATCAAGGCGGACCCGGAATATACCGCCGCGTTCAAGGCTCACATGCGTAAGGGCGAGCGAGCGCCGTCGGACATCCAGGCGGCGATGAGCAAGGGAACGGACGCCGATGGCGGCTATGTCGCTCCCGTCGAATGGGATCGCACCATCACCGACAAGCTGAAGCAGATCAGCCCGATCCGTCAGCACGCCCGAGTGATCACCATCTCGACCGCTGGGTTCAAGAAGCTGTTCAACGATCGTGCAGTCGGCTCCGGCTGGGTCGGTGAAACGGCGTCGCGACCTGCCACCAGCACGCCGCAGTTTGGCTCGCTCGATTTCACCACTGGCGAAATCTACGCGAACCCGGCGATCAGCCAGCAGCTGCTGGATGATTCCGCGATCGATCTGGAAGCGTGGCTGGCGGATGAAGTGCAGACCGAATTCGCACGTCAGGAAGGTATCGCCTTCCTGTCGGGCGACGGCACCAATAAGCCGCACGGAATCCTGACCTATGTCACCGGCGCCGCTAACGCGGCACGACATCCGTTCGGCGACATCAAGTCGGTCGCCACTGGCCAGGCCGCAGCCCTCAGCGCCGACGGCTTCCTCGACCTGATCTATTCGCTTCCCGCCGAATTCTCGGCCAATGCGAAGCTGTTCATCAACCGGCAGTCGATGCTGGCGGTGCGCAAGCTCAAGGATGGACAGGGCAATTATCTCTGGCAGCCGTCGTATGCGACCGGCGCGCCTCAGACGATTGCAGGCGAGGCTGTGGTCGACGTGCCCGGCATGCCCGGTGTGGGGGCGGGCGCGATCGTGGCGCTCTATGGCGACATGGATGCCACCTATCTGGTGATCGACCGCGTCGGCGTCCGCGTCCTGCGCGACCCATTCACCAACAAGCCATTCGTGCACTTCTACACGACCAAGCGTGTCGGCGGCGGCGTCCACAATCCCGAGCCGATGCGCGCGCTGCGCGTCGCGGCGGCCTGACGACAATCTCCGGGCCGGCTTGCGCTGGCCCGGTTGATCGAAGCGGCGCAGATCACGTGCCGTTTCGGTCAACTGCAGGAGACCATAATGACCAATACGAAGAAGCCGGAGGCCGCGAAGGCTGCCGACGAGTCCGCCGGCATCACGCCGGCGACCACGATCGATCCGTCGGGTTCGCCCGTTCAGATCGTGCCTGACGTCGATCTCGATCACCCCGCCGTCGACGCCAATCCGCGCGCCAACACGACCGAAGATCAGAATCGGATCGACTTCAACGACCCCTCTCTCGAAGAGCAGGAAGCGGTCGAAAAGAACCTCGCCGACCAGGCGAAGGACTAAAGAAAGGGCTGGCGCATGGCTGTTCCCGTTTCCCTTGACGATGCCAAGCGCCAGCTCAAAATCGAACTGGACGACGTCAGCCAGGACGAGGAGATCCAAGGCTTCATTGACGATGCTGCCGCATGGATCGAGGAATATACCGGCCATATCTTGGAGGCCCGGGACGTGACGGCACACTTCGGCTCGTTCTTCGACATCAGCTTTCGGGAATGGCCGATCGCGGCGGATGCCGTGCCAACCGTCACCTATCCTTCCGCCGACGGCGCCGCATCGGTCACTGGTGTGCGCGCCATCGTCAGCCGCCGCCCGGTGCGGGTGCTTCCATGGAACGGTACGCGGTGGCCAACCGTCGCCGCCGATATCGGCGCCACGGTGACGATCCGGGCCGGCTATGAGGATGGCGATACAGTCCCCGGTGTGTTCCGCCGCGTCATGCTGATGCTGATCAGCGCCTATGATGATGACCGCGAGGGCGGCGACACTTTCAGGAAGGCGGAAGAAACAGCGCACGCGCTGTGCCGCGGACTTCGGCCGAGGGCGCTGTGAAGAAGGGCCGGCTCAAGGATCGGATCACTATCGAGCGATATTCCGAGATTGGAAAGGACACGCTCAACCAACCCATCGTAGATTGGACCGTATTCACCAGGGCGTGGGCCGAAACATTCTACGGGAATGGCGGCGAGCAGCGGGCTGCGGCGCAAACCGACGCCACCCAAGCGGCTTCATTCGAAATGCAATCAAATGCTAAGACGAGATCGGTGTCCGTAGGCGACCGTGTGGCTTTTGCGAATGGTAAATGGGACATTCGCTCTATCGCACCGATTGGCCGAGACGGCATCAAGATCAATGCTGTCCGGCAGGTGCCCTGATGGCACGTCGCTCGGCTTCGCGCCTGGAGGGCTTCCGGGAGGCGTCGCGCCAGCTCAATGACATGAGCCGCGCCATGGCACGGAATGTCGGCAAGCGCGCCCTCACCGAGACAGCCGAGATACTGGCGCGCGGTGTTCGCGCCAATGTTGGTCCGCACAACCTGACCGGCGACACCTACGAAAGCGTCGATGTCGAGCCGGCCAAGCAGAAGAAGGGCGTTGCGGTCGAGGTTGTGCTGGCCGACATCGCCGGCGTCCAGCTGGAATTCGGCAATAGCGACCAAGCCGCCACGCCGGTTTTCCGGCCGGCGGTCGATAGCAACCGGCAAAAGATGGACGACACTTTCGCCGTCCTTCTCCCGATCGAGATCGATGCCGCAGTGCTGCGGAAAGCAAAGCGCGCAGCCCGAAAGGGGTAAGGCATGAACTTCCAAGAGGGGGTGACATCTCGGCTGCTGGCCAGCGCGCCCGTCACCAACATCGTGAACAGGCGTATCAACTGGGGGCAGCGCCCGCAGGGTGAGCCATTCCCAGGCCTAACGCTCCAGGTGGTCTCTGACCCCCGACCCGCGCACCTTAAAGGATATGACGGCGCCCGGTACACCAGATTGCAGGCTGATTGCTGGGCCGAGACGCTGGTCCAGGCCCTCGCCCTCGCTGCCGCCGTCATCGCCACGCTCAAGGAGCCGGTCACCGTAGGCGACAAGAAATTCGGGAATGCGCTGGTCGATGGCCAGCGTGATCTCGGCGAAACCGTAGGGGGCGGGACAGGCTCCCAATCCAGCGGAACCTTCATCCACCGGCAGTCGGTGGATCTTCTTATCTGGCATGTAGGAGATTGAAATGCCCGGTGAAACGCAGGAAGCCACTGTCGGCTACATGGGGGAATTCCACCTCCAAAATGCGACGACGCTGTATGAACTGAACCAGGTCAAGAGCTTCGGCGTACCCAGCGGCGGCACGCGCGAACAGACCGAAACGACGCATCTCAAGTCGCCGGGCTGGCGCCGCGAATATGTCAGCACCTTCTATGAAGACAGCGACTTCGAAGTCGTCATGAACACCCGGGCCCTGTCGGACACCGACACGCTGTGCGAAGCGGCACTGAAGGCCGGCGATGTCCGCCCGTTCAAGGCGGTATTGCCGGAAAACGGCGTCCCGGTCGCGCAGATCACCGGTACGGCGAAGTGCATCGGCTATGATCGTGGCGAAGTCTCGATCGATGGCGTGATGGAGGCTACCGCGACGTTCCGCGTCGTCACCATCGCTGACATCGAAGCCTACGAGGCCTGACGCCCATGGCGAATATCGAACGCGGCGAGGCTTCGTTCGTCCATGACGGCATCTCCTATCTGATCGTCATGGACATGAATGCGTTCGCCGAGGCCGAGGACGCCGCCGACATGGAGGTGGAAGATCTGCTCAAGGCGCTGTCGCCCAAGGTCGACGCCAAGGGCAATATCATCAAAAAGCCCCGGCTCAAGCATCTGGGCGCCATCCTGTTCGGCGGCCTGCGGGCGCACCATCCCGGTGTCAGCTATGCCGATGCCATTCGTCTGCTCAATGCGCCTGGCGCCGGCGAAGCGATCGGCAAGGCGCTGACAGGGGCGATGCCAAAGCCGGACCCGAGTGCGGAGGGAAAGGCGATGCCAAGCGCTGGGACTGGGACGAAGCGCAAGAAGACTGGGCAGCAGAAGGTCTAGAGCCTGCGGCCTTCTGGAGCCAGACGTTTCGATCCTATGGCGTGATCATGCGTGGTCGCGCGCGCGGCCATCAGGAACGGATCGTCATCCTCGCCCATCAGATTGAAACGATGGCCCGGAAAAAGACCCTCCGGGAGGTCAAACATTATCTGCCCAAGCCCGGCAATGCGCCCAAGCCCAGCGGGACTTCGGCGATGCTGGCAATGGTTCGCCGGTTCAAGGCGGACCAGGACCAACGCGCAGCCGCGCGACAATCATGAAACTGGAGTGCTGAATGGCGAACGGACAAGGTAAGGGGGTCGTGCTCGGCTACCTGCGCTATGTGCTGGGCTTTGACAGCCTCGCTTTCGAAGAGGGGCTGACGGACGCGGAAAAGCGCCTGAAGGCCGCGCAAAAGTCCATCCAGCGGACCGCCGACGGCTTCAGCGATATCGGCAAGAACCTCTCCAAATATGTCACCCTGCCCGTCGCCGGCGCGGCCGCTGCCGTCCTCAAGATGGGTGGGGACTTCGAAAGCAGCATGAACAAGGTCGCCATCTCGACGCAGGGCACTGCGGCCGAGATGAAGGCGATGAACGATCTGGCGCTCAAGCTGGGCAAGGATACTGTGTTCGGCGCCACCGACGTCGCCGACGCCATGGACATGCTGGCCAAGAACGGCCTCAACGCGCGCCAGATCCTGGACGGGGCCACGACCGCAGCGGTGAATCTGGCATCGGCGGCGGGATCGGAACTTGCCCCCGCCGCTGACGCGATCACCGACGTGATGGCCCAGTTCAAGCTGACCACGGATCAACTGCCCAACGCGGTCAATCAGATCACCGGTGCGGTCAATCAGTCGAAGCTCGACTTCACCGATTTTGCGCAGGGCATTGCCCAGGCGGGCGGCGTTGCCGGCAGCGTCGGCGTATCATTCCAAGATTTCAATGCGGTGCTGGCTGGAACATCCTCGCTATTCGCCAGCGGATCGGACGCCGGCACCAGCTTCAAGACATTCCTGCTCGCCCTGCCTGGCAACTCGAAGCCCGCGATCGAGGCGATCAAGCAATATGGCCTGTCCTTCTATGACGCCCAGGGCAACCTGCGGTCGATGGCCGAAATTGCGGAGGAACTTCGCACAAAGCTCGGCGGGCTGAACGACCAGGCCAAAACGGACGTTCTGAAAACGATCTTCGGCACCGATGCCATGCGCACGGCCATCGGCCTGATGGACCAGGGCGCCAAGGGCATCGATACGATCAAGGAAAAGATCGCCGAGACCGATGCCGCTGCGCAGTCGGCCCAACGCCTGAAAGGCTTCAATGGGCAGATGGAGCAGCTGAAAGGCGCGGTAGAAACCTTGTCGATCGCCATTGCCCAATCCGGCTTCCTGGAATGGGCGACGCAGCTGGTGACAGCCGTGGGCAATATCGTCGATCGGCTGTCGGAAACGAACCCGGCCATCCTGAAATTCGTGTCCATCGTCGCCGGCGTCGCGGCGATCCTTGGCCCGGTAGCCGTCGCGATCGGCGGCTTCCTGAGCGCGGTTGCGCCGATCGCCGCGATGATTGGCACGGCCGCGACGGCAGCGGGCGGTTGGGCGGCGGTAATGAGCGCGCTGGTGCCACCGGTCGCGGCTGTGGCGGCGGTGCTCGCTGCCGGCTGGCTGGCCTGGCAGAACTGGGACAAGGTCGGGCCGCTTCTGTCGGAAGTCGGCGATGCCATTATGGCGGCGATCGGGCCGTCCGCAATCGCCCTGTTCGATGCGCTCAAGGAAGCCGCCACCGCTCTATGGAATAGCGGCTTTGTCGACGCAATCGGCGCCGTGCTGACGGAAATCGGCAAGTTTGCGTCGCTGGTCGCCAGCGTCATTGGTGCCGAGCTGCCCGGCTTTTTCAAGGCCTTTTCCTCGCTGGTTGGTGGCGTGTTCAAAATCTTTGCCGAAGGGATCCGCGCATGGACGGCGCTCCTGTCCGGCGATTTTTCCGGCGCATGGGAGCATGCAAAGGGGGCGGTGGTCGCCGCTGTGCAGGCCATTGGCGGCGTCATCGGGGGGCTTTATGATGCTGCCATGGCGGGGATTGAGCGCCTGGTTGTCGGCATCGGCCAGTGGATGGGCGTGAAGCTCGATGTCATTTGGGGCCGCGCCAAGCAGCAAATTCAGGCGGTCGCCGACAAGTTCAAATGGCTGTGGGATGTCGTTGTCGGCCATTCCTATGTGCCGGACATGGTCGACGCGATCGGCGCCAACATGGCGCGCCTCGATGCCCTGATGGTCGACAAGACGGACAAGGTGACCAAGAAGACCGCCGACAAGTTCCGCGAGATGGCGGCGAAAGTCGGCGGCATCATGGACGATCTGTTTCCCAAGGTCGCCCAGCTGCGCGAGGAAGAGGCGGCGCTGATCGCCCTTCAGAACGACACCACACTGACCGGCGATGCGCGCAAGGCGGCGATCGACAAGCAGACTGGCCGGGTGCTGGATGCGCGCGACGCCGCCCGCGAAGAAACGTCGCCGGCGCTGGGCAACATCACGCCCGTCACCGGCATGCTGGATGATGCCTATGCGACATTGGCCAAGGCGGGCGAAGATGCGGCAAAGTCGCTCAGGGCCGCCAATGACAATGCCGGCAAATCCTTCGTCGACATGGCGAACACAGCGCTCAACGCGCTGTCCAATCTGGCCAATGCCATCAAGGGCGGCGGCATATTGGATATCCTGTCGAGCGCCTTCAATGCCTTCGGCGCGATCGCTGGCACCGGGGCGTTCGGCAAGAACCTCCAGACGTCCTTCGCCAACTTCACGCCGATATCGGGCTTTCGCGCCAATGGCGGCCCGGTTTCCGCCGGCAGCACCTATGTCGTCGGCGAGCGGGGGCCGGAGCTCTTCACCGCGAAGCGCTCGGGCTATGTCCATGCCAATGGGTCGGAAGCGGCTGGCGGCGGCCGTCATGTGACAATGCGCTTCGACCTGCGTAACGCGGTCATGACACAGGAGCTTCTGGCGCAGATGAATTCCATGGCCGATGGCGCCGCAGTCCGCGGCGCGACCGGTGGCAGTGCGATGGCTCAGGCTGGCGTCGCGCGGCGCGCGCGGCGCAGGATCCCGGGGCGATAATGGCCGTCATCGATTTGCCAGACTGGGCGGTACCCAACAACATCGAGCCGTATCTCCGCGATTTCGGCACGGTGCTGACGCCTTTCCTTGGCGGCTCCGAACAGCGCATTAACCGGTTGGGCACGCGGTTCGGCATCCGCGTCACTTTGCCACCGATGCAGACGCGCGATCAGTCGCTCATCATCCAGTCCCGCTTGCTGCGGGCGCGCGAAGACCGTTTGCGCATGGAGTGGGTGCAGCCCGATTTCGACACCGGCGCGCCGGGCTCACCCCTCGTCTCTGCAACCGTCGCATCCGGCACGTCTATCCCCCTCAAGGGAATGGCGGCGGGATACACGGTCAAAGAGGGGCAGATGCTGTCCATCGTTAAAGGCGGCCGGCGCTACATGCATATGTTTGCTGCCGATGGGGCGGTTAGCGCTGGCGGCGCCCTCACCGCCACCATCTGGCCGATGATCCGTGCCAGCTTGGCCAACAATGATGTCGTAGAGATCGCCAAGCCCATGATCGAAGGACTGGTCTCTCCCGGCGATGAACTGTCCTGGCAGATCGCCGTCGACCGCTTCGCATCCTTTTCCTTCACAATTGCCGAAAGCGCGTAAGCGCCGAGCGAGGTCAGTCCTTGGACGCAACTCTGAAGAACGCGCTGGCCCAGCCAGCGCCGCTGCTCTTTGGCGCCATCAAGATCGCGCTGCCGGACTACACGCTGCGCCTGCTCGACGGCTCGGCGGTGCTGCAGATCGGCGGTGAAATCTATTCGGGTCGCGACGACTATTTCGGCACGTTGGGCGGCATGTCCGACCTGTCGGAAGAGATCGGCGACGATAGTCCAGAAGTGACGATCACCCTGATGCCGCCGGACGTGAGTGCGACGGCCGTCCTGTCTCATCCCAACATGCAGGGCAGTGTCGCGACCGTCATGGTCGGCGCGGTCGACGCTGCCACCGGCGCGGTGATCGGCACGCCGGAAATCCTGTTCCTGGGCGAGATCGACGTGCCGACGATCGGTATCGATGAAAGCGGCGCACGCACTGTCGAGTTCACGATCGTCAGCGTGTTCGAGCGGCTGTTCGAGACCGAAGAAGGGCAGCGCGCTTCCAACGGCTGGCATCAGTCCATCTGGCCCGGCGAACTGGGCCTCGAATTCATGACCGGCACCGATGTCAATCTCTACTGGGGCGTCAAGCCTCCAAAGGGCAGCAGCGTGAAATCTGGTTTCTCGGCGGCCGTGGCTGCCACTCTCAACACGAAGACCCAGAACGTATGACGCCGCTCGAAATCCGCCATACCGCGATTGAGGCGACCATGGCCCGGTTCCGCGGGCGTCCCTTCGCCTGGGGCAAGGTCGACTGCGCAAAGGTCGCCGCCTTCCACCTCAAGAAGATGGGGTTCAAAATCTCGATCAGTAAAGCCGGCAGCTATTCGAGCGCGATCGGCGCGCAGCGCGCGATCGTGCGCATGGGCTATGACACGATCCCTGACCTGCTGGATGGCCTTGGCCTGACGCGTATCCCTTACTCGCGCCTGCTGCTGGGCGATCTCGTGGTTGCCGATGGCCATGACGGGATCGCGGCGATCGGCATCTACGCCAGCAACGGCCATGTGCTGGGCTTCCACGAGGATCATCTTGATCAGGGTCTGGTCGCGGTCGACCTGAAACCCGACTTCGCCTGGAGCGTGCTCTAATGTCGGGCTTTATGCGCAAGGCGGCACTGGTCGTGGGTGCGGTCGCGCTGGTCGCGGCCACCGCCGGCGCCGCAGCGCCCCTGCTTGCGCCTGGCATGGCCGGTGCGGCAGGCATCGCTGGGGTTTCCGCCGCAACGCTGACCGCGATCGGCACTTATGGCGGCCTCGCCGCCGGCGTCCTCACGGCCATCTCCACCGCGACCGCGCCGGGCATGTCGTCGCAGGGCAGCCAGACCAGCTTCACGACCAACCCGCAATCGGGCCTGCCTTATGCAATGGGCCGGACCCGCATGTCGGGCCTGCGGATCTATGCCAACACCAACACCCGGCCGGGCTACACCAAGTTCAACGATTTGCTCTGGTTTGGCGCGCTGCTCAGCATTGGCGGGGCGATCGGCGGCATCGAGAAGTTCACCGCCGACAATGAGATCGTCAGCTTCGACGCCAGCGGCAACGCGATTGGCGACTATCACGATTATCAGGCGCAGAAGATCCATCTGGGCGGTCAGCAGACCAGTGCGCTTGCCCTCACCCTCGGCGGCGGCTCGGCGCCGGGTTGGACCACCGCGCACAAGCTCTCCGGCATCACGCACGCCATGTGGTGCCTGCGCTATAACAAGCAGGGCGAGATGTACGGCGCAGGGGCGCCAGAGCCGGCGTGGATCGGCAACTGGGTCAAGGTCTATGATCCTCGCCTCGACAGCACCTATCCCGGTGGCTCGGGTTCCTGCCGCGCGCTAGTGGAATCGACCTATGTCTGGTCCGACAATCCGGGCCTGCATGCGCTGACCTGGGCACTGGGGCGTTGGCAGAACGGCAAGCGGACCTGCGGCATCGGCGCGCCTGTCGCGAATATCCGCGTCGCCGAGTTCGTGGAATGCGCCAATGTCTGCGAGGCCAATGGCTGGAAGGTCGGCGGCGTCGAATGGACGACGGACAGCAAATGGGACAGCTTCAAGCGGATACTGCAGGCCGGTGGCGCTCAGCCCACTCAGACCGGGGCGATGATCGGCTGCCTTGTCTCGACGCCCCGCACCGCGATCGCGACGATCGAGAGCCGGCATTTACTCGACAGCCTGTCGATCGCTGCGACCAAGAGCCGCCGCGACCGGTTCAACAGCGTCATCCCGCGCTATGTCGATGAGGATAGCGACTGGTCGGTCATTTCCGGCACCGCGATCACGGTCAGTGACTATGTGACCGCCGACAAGGGCCAGCGCACCAAGGAAATCGACTATCCGCTGGTGCAGGTCTTCTCGGGAGATGAAGCAACCCAGCCCGGCCAGCTCGCGGCCTATGATATCGTCAACAGCCGCGAGGCTGGCCCCATCAACTTCACGACCGGCCCGGAATGGATCGGGCTGAAGACGGGCGATGTCATCCTGCTCAACGTGCCGGAAGAGGGCCTGGTCAATCAGCCCATCCTGATCACGCGGCGCGCGCCCGATCCCTCGACCGGCAAGGTGGCCTTTTCGGCCCAGACCGAGACCTATGCCAAGCATGCCTATGCGCTTGGCCAGAGCACCACCCCGCCCGCGCCCTTCAGCCTGACTGCGCCGGACCTCAAGCCGCCAGCCCCCGCTGCGGCGAACTGGGCTGCTGCCGGGACGGTGACCGGTGAAGGTCTGCCCGCAATCGTCGTGACCGGCAATAGCGAGATGCCTTCGGCGGACGCCGTGCTGATCGATTATAAGCTGCCGGCAGATGCGAGCTGGACCCGTTCCGCGATCCTGTCGGCGAACGAGCCGGTTCAGCATGTCATCGCGCCGCTGCAAAGCGAGACGGCATATCAGATCCGCGTGGGCTATCGCGTCGAGCAGATCGATGGCGAGTTCACGATCCTTGCGGCCGTCACTACGGGCGTCGGCGTCATTTCCGACATCTCCAACACTGTTGGCGAGCAGCAGGACAAGCTTGCCGAACTGGAAGCGGATACGGCCGCTGCGAACGCCGCGATCGCTCAGGCGCAGCAGGACATCCAGGACCTGTTCGAGACCTATGGCGACAGCGCCAGCGCGGCGGCATCCGCAGCAGCAGCAGCCAACAGCGCGTCTGCTGCGCAGGGCTATGCCAACACGGCCAGCAGCGCTTCGGCCAATGCCGGCACCGCACGCGACCAGGCGCAGGCCGCCCAGGCTGCGGCGTCAGCGTCGGCCACGGCAGCGGCGAACGCCAAGACGGACGCCGAGGCGGCCTTCGCCAGCAGCGTCACCGCGCGCAATGCTGCCCAGGCAGCCCAGACCGCCGCCGAGACGGCCCGTGCGCAGGCGATCACCGCCAAGACTGACGCAGAAACCGCCTTCGCTAATAGCAGCACGGCAAAGGATGCGGCGCTTGCAGCTCAGACCGCCGCCCAGCTGGCACGCGATCAGGCCCAGACCCAGGCGACGAACGCGGCTGGCTCTGCCAGCGCGGCGGCTGGGTCTGCTGCGACTGCGACCACCAAGGCAACTGAATCCGCAAATAGCGCCGCCGCTGCCACCGCCAGCTCTGTCTCTGCATCATCGTCCGCCGCCGCTACCCTGCCGATCGACTTCACTAATGACGGCGAGTTCTGGACCAACAGCTTCACGTCCGTTCCCGCCAGCACTTCGCCGATCGTAGCCAACGCCCAGTACAGCTTCGTGAACGTCAGCGGCATTGGCAGGGTGCTGCAGGTCATCGGCACTGGCTCCAACATCCATGTCAGCCCGCGCGGCTGGGTGAAGGCCATTGCCGGGCGCCTGTATCGCGTTGCATCCCGCGTTCGCGCTCTGTCGGGCGCGGCAGCGACCTTCAGCACCTTCGGCGTCGCCCTGGCTGCCACCGGCGGACAGGTCGGTCAGTGGTCGGACCAGCGGACCGCCATGGTGGCCGATACCTGGTATGATCTTCCCAAGGACATCACGGGTGATCAGGTGCTGGCTGCCGGCAGCGGCACTGGCGCCTATTTCCGCCCCGTCGTCCGTCTCGAAAGCAATGTCACCTACCAGATCGCCTATATTCGGCAGGACGATATCACCGAAAGCAACGCCGCAGCTGGGTCCGCCACGGCGGCCGCCACCAGTGCGAGTGCAGCGGCGACCAGCGCTGGCGCGGCGGGAACATCGGCAACCGCAGCGCAGAACAGCGCGACCGCTGCCAACACGTCGGCCGGCAACGCCAGCACCAGTGCCTCGCAGGCCTCGACCAGTGCCACGAATGCCGCCGGATCGGCATCGGCTGCCCAGACCAGCGCAACGAACGCGGCCAATAGCGCAACGGCGGCCGGGAACAGTGCCAGCGCCGCCAGCACCAGCGCATCGACCGCCAGCACGAAGGCGACCGAAGCAAGCCAGTCAGCCTCGGCCGCGCAGACCAGCGCGACCACGGCCAGCACGAAGGCCGGCGAGGCATCGACCAGTGCGTCACAGGCCGCCAGCAGCGCTACCACCGCGCAGGGCCACGCCGCGACCGCATCGACGCAGGCCACCAATGCCGCCAACAGCGCCACGGCGGCTGGAAACAGCGCGACCGCTGCGAGCGGATCGGCATCCACCGCCAGCACCGCCGCCACCAACGCGGGGAACAGTGCAAGCGCTGCCGCCGCTTCTGCCGTGTCCTCTTCGTCCAGCTATGACGCCGCCCGCCTCACTGCGGCGGGTCAGATGCCGTCCGACTTCCTGAGTGATGGTGAGTTCTGGTCGGCGTCGTTCACGGTCGGCGCCGGCCTGCCTGCTAAGATCACGGCAAACGCAACCTATAGCTTCCCGACCGTCGGAGGCATTGGCAAAGTCGCGCAGATCGTTGTCACATCTTCTGAGGTGCGGATCGCCCAGATCGGTCTGATGAACCTGATCGCGGGCCGCCGCTATCGCATCACCGCCAGCGCCCGACAGATTGCGGGCACTGCCGGCGGTGTCATGAAGCTTTTGCGGATCGGCTGGCAGTCGGGCACGACGACGGTAGGCAACACCGCCACGAACCAGCCTGCCACCGCTCTCAACACCTGGTATCCGATTGAGCAGGCTTTCAACGCTGACACCATGATTGCTGCCGGCGCGGTCGGCGTGCGTGCCATCATGGCTTTTGCGGATGCCGGCACCTATCAAATCCAATTTATCCGCTTGGAGGATATTACCGAAAGCACGGCGGCCGCTACGTCGTCAGCAGCAGCGGCGACATCGGCAAGTGCAGCCGGCCAGTCCGCAACCGCCGCGCAGAACAGTGCCACGTCGGCCAACACCTCGGCGGGCAATGCATCGACCAGCGCCGGCCAGGCGTCAACCAGCGCGACCAACGCGGCTGGATCGGCAAGTGCCGCCCAGACCAGCGCGACCAACGCGGCTGGATCGGCCACGGCAGCGGGCAATAGTGCCACCGCAGCATCTTCCAGCGCATCGACTGCCAGCACCAAGGCCACCGAAGCGAGCCAGTCCGCCAGCGCAGCGGCCGGCTCGGCAACGACGGCCAGCACCAAGGCGGGCGAGGCCAGCACCTCAGCATCGCAGGCCGCGGCAAGTGTCACGACGGCAGCGGGCCATGCGGCCACCGCGCAGACGCAGGCCACCAACGCAGCGAACAGCGCCACAGCGGCCGGCAACAGCGCGTCGGCGGCATCGAACTCCGCAAGCACCGCCCAGACCGCAGCGACAAACGCGGGCACCTATGCCACCGCCGCCCAGCAGTCGAGCGTGTCGGCGACCCTATCGGCGGCTGCGACACTGCCGATCGATTTCACCAATGACGGCGAGTTCTGGTGCAATAATTATACCTCCGTGCCGGCGAGCACGACGCCGATAGCGGCCAATGCCCAATATAGCTTCGTCAATGTGGCAGGGGTCGGCCGTGTCCTCGAAGTGGTAGGCACCGGTTCGAACATTCATGTAGCCACACGCGGCTGGGTGAAGGCGGTTGCTGGCCGCCTCTATCGCGTTACGACTTTGGCGCGGGCGCTTTCTGGGTCGACCGCAAGCTACAGCGCCTTTGCGCCGGCTCTAGCCGCGACGGGAGGCCAGACCACCGCGCCGGCCAGCGGGCAGTCATCGATGGCTGCGAACACATGGTATGAACGCTCTGTCACGATCAGCGGCGACACGATCTTGGCATCAGGCGGCGGCACAGGCGCCTATCTGCGCGGCATGGCGCGGCTGGAGAGCAACGTCACCTATCAGATCGCGTTTATCCGTCTGGACGATGTGACCGAGAGCAATGCCGCATCCGGTTCGGCATCGGCAGCGGCGGCCAGCGCTTCGGCGGCGTCTGCCAGCCAGACGGCAGCAGGCAACAGCGCCTCGGCCGCGCAGACCAGCGCCACGAATGCGGCAACCAGCGCGGGTGACGCCAGCACCTTTGCAGGCAACGCCAGCACCTCGGCAACCAACGCGGCGACCAGTGCCAGCAACGCCGCCGGATCGGCCAGCACGGCTTCGACGCAGGCCACCAATGCCGCCAACAGCGCCACGGCGGCAGGAAACAGCGCGACCGCTGCGAGCGGATCGGCATCCACCGCCAGCACCGCCGCCACCAACGCGGGGAACAGTGCAAGCGCTGCCGCCGCTTCTGCCGTGTCCGCTTCGTCCAGCTATGACGCCGCCCGCCTCACTGCGGCGGGTCAGATGCCGTCCGACTTCCTGAGTGATGGTGAGTTCTGGTCGGCGTCGTTCACGGTCGGCGCCGGCCTGCCTGCTAAGATCACGGCAAACGCAACCTATAGCTTCCCGACCGTCGGAGGCATTGGCAAAGTCGCGCAGATCGTTGTCACATCTTCTGAGGTGCGGATCGCCCAGATCGGTCTGATGAACCTGATCGCGGGCCGCCGCTATCGCATCACCGCCAGCGCCCGACAGATTGCGGGCACTGCCGGCGGTGTCATGAAGCTTTTGCGGATCGGCTGGCAGTCGGGCACGACGACGGTAGGCAACACCGCCACGAACCAGCCTGCCACCGCTCTCAACACCTGGTATCCGATTGAGCAGTCCTTCAACGCTGACACCATGATTGCTGCCGGCGCGGTCGGCGTGCGTGCCATCATGACCTTTGCGGATGCCGGCACCTATCAAATCCAATTTATCCGCTTGGAGGATATCACTGAAAGCACGGCGGCAGCTGGATCGGCAACAGCAGCGGCGAGCAGCGCCAGCAGCGCATCGACCAGCGCGACCAATGCGGCGAACAGCGCGTCGGCGGCATCGTCCAGTGCGACCACCGCATCGACCCAGGCGGGCAACGCATCCTCGTCGGCCAGCAGCGCATCGACCAGCGCGGCGAACGCGAGCAGCAGCGCCACCAACGCCGCCAACAGCGCCACGTCTGCCAGCGGCTATGCCAACACCGCCCAGACCAAGGCGGGCGAGGCATCGTCCTCGGCGTCGGCCGCATCCTCCAGCGCCAGCGCTGCCAGCGCCTCGGCATCGAGCGCGCAGACCAGCGCCACCAACGCCAGCACCTATGCCGGTCAGGCGCAGAGCAGTGCGACGGCGGCCAGCACGTCGGCAACGGTTGCGAGCGATGCCGCATCCGCTGCCCAGACCAGCGCGACGGTATCGGCCCAAGTCGCAGCATCTTCGATCAACCCGAACCCGGTCTTTGCCAACTGGCCGACTGGATCGACCTATCCGACCGGATATGTCGCACATACAACCGCACCGACCGTCGGAAAGCCAACGGGCAAGCAGTCGCCCTATGCTCTCGGGACGACGATCAGCAGCTCGACTGCCTCTGCCCAGGGGTTGCGCATAAATCCCGTCCAGGATGCGACGGTGACGACAGGCGTCTGGCTTGTGCTCGAAGTCGATGCGCATCTGGGCAGTGGGACGCTGGCAGGTGCTGGCGTCATTTTCCGCGCCCTCAATTCGAGCGGTTCGATCGTCAACGATTTCAACGTCTCGTTGTTCTCCGACCCTGATATTGCGGGCGGAACCGGCAATGCAGCAGGGGTTCGCCGCTGGCGCCGTCTTGTCCAGGTCACCGGCGCCGGCGCCAACGGCTGGCAACTCTTCGTCTTCGACCGTTATTCTGGCTTCTCGGGCTACACCTCATCGGCAACCAGCCATTACATCGAATGGCACAAGGTCAGCTTCCGGCCCGCCACGGATCAGGAAATCGCGGCCAAGCAGGCGACCGCTGACATTGCCGGCTTGTCTGCGACGGTGACCCAGCAGGCCAGCACGCTCGCCACGCTGACCACGCAATATGCCAATCTGTCCAGCACGGTGACCGCCCAAGGCGCCTCGGTCAGCCAGCAGGCGACGGCAATCGCCTCGCTGCAGAACGACCGCAACACCCTGTTCGCGCAATATGTCCTTTCCGTCGGCGTGGATGGCCGGGTCGGCGGAATGAAACTCGCCAACAATGGTTCGACAGTGGGCCTGACTTTCCGCTCTGACATCGTGCGCTTTGAGGACCCCGATCCGGGCACTGGTGCCATGGAGTGGTATGATCAGGCGATCCGCATGACGGACGGCGCGGGCAAGCTGCGCATGTTCATGGGGTATCGCGCCTGATGCCCTATGTGTTCGAGATGCTGAACGAGGCGGAGCAGGTCGTTTTCGACATGGCCCGCAATGGCGGCAATATTCTTGGCACTCTGATCGTCACCGGCACGACCAGCGGCTGGCAGGAAATCGACCTGGCGTCTGTCCTGCCAGCGCGCTGCGTTCCCTGGATCATCCTGTCGCAGCTGGGATCGCCGGGGCAAAGCGATGGGGAAGCCTATACCGAAACCACAGCGACGAAGGTTCGCTACAATATCGGCGCCACAGCGCCCTCGAACCAGACCCGGATCGTCTACGGCTTCTACGGTCAGGGCGCCGGCACAGCTGCCCTGCCTTCAGGCTGGCAGATCACGCTGCTCAACGACAACGACGCCTATTCAATCGGTGATCGCTTTCCTGTCTGGGGGCTGGTCGGCCGGGGGCAGGTGTCGGGGACAGGTCGAACCACACGGACGGTAACCTTCTCCGGTGGCCAATATCCGCTGATGGCTATCAAGCCGAATGGCTGCAATGCGGCGGTCGAGCAGCTGGCCTATAACAGTTCGACCAACACATGGACCTTCACGATCGGGATCTACTACCCCGAGAGCGGTAGCTGGACGGTCGACTGGTACATCTACGACCGGACGCCAACGGCGAAGTCGAGCGGCTGGATCTTCGAGATATACGACGCCTCGGAGAATGTGCTGGTGTCCAGCAAATATCCTCCGCTCGCCATCGTCGCGCCGTTCAATCCGGGCGTCAGCACCTTCCCCGCAACCCAGAATTTTGCCTCAGGTCGCAGCTACGCGATCCTCGCCACGCCCCGTCCCTATTATTTCCAGAGCGTCGAGACGATCGAGAACGACAGCGGCGTGATCATCGGCACCGAAGTTACCACGCTGGCTGGCGGCTGGGCCATCAGCGGCGGGGCAATTACCCGCCAGCGCTACACCCATAACGGCTGGGACACGATGATGACCTTCGACCGCGCCCCGGCGACGATCATGGTCATCGACGTGACCAACCTGTGACGACGGTAATCCGCCGTCTCCCACCCCGACATCATCGATCACCAAAGGAGAATGACATGCTTTCGTCCCTGAAGCTCAAGCTGCAAAACGGCGCACGGTTCGATCTGCCCGCCGCCGCCATCAACATCGTAGAGGAGCGCACCGGCGGGGAGAAAGGCTGCTGCATCGGCTATGATATCGGCGAAGGCGCGGCTGATGAGGCGCTGGATGATGCCTATGGCTTCGTGAAGAAGCAGGTCATCGACGCCGGCGGCATTCAGAACCCGATCGAGGTGACGGCCGTCAACGACCAAGGCGAAACCCATCTGGTCACCCTCTCGCGCGACCGCATCGTCGCCCGTCGCGAAGTGCTCGAAAGCCCGATCGGTGCCAGCACGATCCTGACGATCGCCAGCGGTCAGGCCAGCTTCAAGCTTCAGGTGGCCGACACCATGGACGAAATGGACGGCACCAGCAGCCCGGCGGCCAAGCGCACCCGGCGCGCGAAGGTGGCGGCATGATCACGATCCTGACCGCAGCCGTTCTGCTCGCCGGCGTCAACGGCGTTCTGCTGCAGCGCCGCGTCAAGCGGCTCGAGCTCCAAGTAATCAACCTCCAGAACTGGACCGTCTCGAAAGGGCAATGACCATGACCGAAGCCATCTCTGTCTCTGGCCAGCAGCAGACTGCGGCCGCCACGATCTTCAGCTGCGCGCAGTTGTCCGTTGATGCGAACGGACATGTCGCCGGCCTGCGTCTGGGGAACGAGGGTGGCGCGGGCGTTCGCTTCACGTTCGATCCCGCGATGCTTCGGGACGTCACCGTCCAAGCTGGCTCGGCATCGACCGCAGCCGAACATGATCTCAATGCGATGTCCCTCGATCAGCTGAAGGCGCAGCAGGCCACTGCACATTGCGTGCTCAACAATTGCGAGGCCGCGATCGTCAGTGCGCAGAATTCCAAGGCGTGTGCAGAGAACCATCTGGCGCTGATCAACCACCTGATCACCCTCAAGTCCAAAGGAGAATGACCATGGCTGAAACCACCCCGACGCTGGCCGAACTGATGGCGCAGCAGACCGAACTGGAGCGGCAGATTGCCGCTGCCACCCTGTCGTCGGTCCAGGCGGCTCAGGCCGTCATGGCCCGCGCCAGCACCGGCAAGGTCGCTGACGATCTGGAAGCGCTCCAGGCGTCCCTGCCGGCCAATGGCACCGCCCATCAGCAGATCGGCAATGTCATCAGCGTGATCCGCAATGTGGCGTCCTGGCTGCCCGGCGAGGTCACTCGCCTGGAGGCGCTTGCTGCCGAGCCGCAGACCGAAGAGGCCGCCTGACGCATGTCCGATCCGGGATCGGCCGCCGGCGAGGTGAAAGATGTCTCGCCGGTGGCTGTGGTCTCGTCTGGGGCGCTGATTGCGATCGAGGATGATCATGCACACACAACAGGGAGCAATGACGATGACGCCTTGGGGCGAGGCGTTGATCGCAAAATATGGTTGGATATGGGTTGGCCTATCGTTCGGCTTCCTCGCCAAATATGCGCTACTCATCAAGAAGGGCGTGAAGATCAAGCCGACCTTGGTGCTGGCGGATCTGCTGATCCTGCCGATGGTTGCGCTCATATCCTACTGGATGATCAGTCGGGCCGGTGTCGATGGCGAGGGGGCTGCGCTGATCACGGCCGGCGCAACCGTTGGCGCGGATCGGATCGTCAAGCTCTACACGGATCGGTTTGTCCGCCAAGTGGGCGACGTGATCACCGACGAAGCTATGCGCCGCAAGGCTGCCATCCGCGAAGAGGTGCAGGCCGAACTGAGCGCTGAGCGAACACTGCATGACATTGCAACGGGCAAGCGGCCCTTGGGAGGTGAATGATGTCCACCATTTCCGATGATGATTTCGTGCGGCTGTTTCAGGAGCGCACCGGCCTTTCCCCCGTCGATGGATGGGCGGGCCGCGACACGATCGCGATGCTGGACAAGCTGGCACCGCCCAAGGCAGCGCCGGCAACCGGATTGCCCGATGACTATTGGCCGATGCTGTCGAAGATCGAGAGTGGTGACCGGCCCTACATCAAGGCCAGCACCTCCAGCGGGTCGGGCCTGTATCAGTTCATCAAGTCGACCTGGATCGGCGAAGGCGGGAAATGGGGCGCCGACATGTCCAAGGCCTTCGGCGGCCTGATGCCATCGACCGATGAGCAACTCGCCCGCGCCAAGACGTTCACCGCCAAAAACGCCGCCTATCTGCGCGGCAAGGGTATCCCGATCAACAAGGCCTCGCTCTATGCGGCCCACTTCTTCGGCCCGGTGACGGCTGCGGCGGTGATCGGTGCGGACACTAAGGCGCGGGCGGATCTGATCGCCGGCGCCGCAGCGACCAAGGCCAACCCGTCGATCCTGCAGAACAAGACGGTGGGAGACTTCCTGACCTGGCTGCAAAAGAAGACCGGAGAGTGGGCGCGATGAACCCCACCGTCCCCCATCTCCGCATCGTGGTCGCCGCCTGTGTCGCCGCTGTCCTGGGCTATCTCGGCTTCTCGATCTGGGTCGTCCTCTGGTCCAACGATGTCGCGCTCAAGGGCGATGTGATTGGCACATGGAAGAGCTTTGCCGTCCTCGCTTTCGGCTTCTGGCTGGGTTCATCCAGCGGCGGCAAAGCATCGGTCGCTGGGCCGCAGCCGGTGACGATCGATCAGCCGCCCGAGCAGCCGGTTCCGGTGGAAGCGCGCTAATGGGACTGGGCAAGATCACGCGCGGGCTCGGCAAGGTCGGGCTTGCGTTCGAGGCTTTGGGCTATGTGGTGGCTGGCGCTAAGGCACTGGTGCGCGCGGTTCGTGGTGCCCCTGACGGACGCCGCGATGATGAACGCCAGGAGCAGGATCAGCATACTGACGAATCGAGATTATTCAAACAGGCGGATTGATGTCGGACCAGTGTGTGGGCGCAACGACCGGGAATTTCCCAGCGGGAAGGCCCGCGAAAGCAAGGCACCAGTCCTGGGCGCCCTCTGTGTCATCCCAAGCTGCGACAGAGATGCCTAGCTGGTTCCAAAGCAGCATCGTCCGGCCGTCCTTCCTATCTTCCGGTAGGAGTTCCATTACCTGCCAAGGAATTAGAGAAACGGATATCATGACCACCTCACTTCTCAGGATTAAAGCTGGGCGCGCTTGCGGTTTATCGACCAAGGAAAGGTGAGCCCGACGCGGCCAAATTTCTTGGGGAAATATCGGGGTGCGCGCCAGGCTCAAGTCTCAGGTACACGCGCTGCATAAATAGCGCCAGACCTGTCACGAGAAGGTGCCCCTGGCGCGCGCCGCTATGACGTTGAACCTCGCCAGGAGCAGCTGCAGGATAATCGCGAAGAAGAAGACGTTCAAGGGTAACCCCGTCTGCCTCAGGTGGGGTCGCTACCAACTGAACTGCAGACGGGGTGTCTAGCGGTCGGGCAGTCCGTAGCCGAATCGCGAGACGGCTTTGGGTAGGGATTCTATCCCTGCTTTGGAAGCATAATATGCCGACGAATGAGGCGGTGACCCCAGCGCTGCACTGCGAAAGGGCGTCGCAGTCTTCAGCACCGAGGTCAGCCTAAGCTATCCCTGATCATCCGATCCAACAATAAGGGGAACCACGAAAGGTCGATCCTGACCGACCAAAAGCCGAATTATCTATCAATCACGGCGCAGTTGCATGAAAGCGCCTATGATCAGGCCAAAGGTCACTACGTAAATTGCTAGGTCCAAGACTACTTCGGACATCTGGCTGTCGAGCCTCCTATCCTATGCCAGAAATGGGAGACCCTGACCGACCAACCGATTGCAAACGTCGGTCAGGATCCACCGTGGCGATAGCATCATCGCTGGCGGGATCAAGAAGGGCTGGGCATTATTGCCGGCTAAGCGGCCGGCCGGTCCTGTAATCCATAAGCTGATCGATCCGCTCGGCGATCTCACGCCAGGTCTGTACGCCATCCAGATCCCCAGCCGCCGCCAATTCACCGATGCGCTGAGCGACATGCGTCGGAGCTTTAGCGCCGTGCTGCTTGATGACCTGCTGCGCGGCGGCCCAGAGTTCCCAGTCGTCTAGCAGTGGTCACCCTTCACGCGCTTATGGGCGCGCTCGCCGTATACCTGCAAAACGTGGGCCGCATCTTCCGCCGTCCGACAAATCACTATTGTGCCAAATCTAAGTCCTTCGGAAAGTAGCGAGTAATGAATGCCCTCCTCACGGCAACGTTGTTTTACTGCCTGCGGAGTATCATCGACACACACCGCATTAGCGATCCCGTTCACGCATTCAACCATTCGGCTTCGGCGTCATCCAGCGCATCGAATGTGTCACCCTCGGCACCCGCGTCATGAAGGCGCTTTCTTAAATCGTCCGGCGTGAGGGATTTCTGAAACTTCGGATCGCTTTTAGCCTGCTTCGCCAGTGTGCCGATCCAGTCATCGCGGCCGGCCTGCTTTAGTAGCCAGGCTCCGAATGGTTCGCTCCGTTCATTGATCGACAT